TCCCATTAGAAAATACCTGGTATGATTTGACCTGTGGTGATATAAGCACCTGCTGCTGCTACGAAACCAATCATAGCTGCCCATCCGTTAAACTTTTCTGCTTCTGGTGTCATTTGTTTTCTCCTTTTTAGATTATAGGGTTAAAAGTAGCCTTCATTGAGGCGGTGTAAAGACCTATTAGGTCAACCGATACCTGGAATTATCCATCCGAAGATGATATAATTATGTACCGCAGCGAACAAACCAATCATCGCTAGGCGACCATTAAGAAGTTCTGCATTTTGCCAGTAGTTTCCTGTCTCGATAACTTCTATACGAGGTTCAGCAGCAAACATATTTTGCTTACCATACTCGGTAGTAGTATAACGATTCATACTGGAAGATGAAGTTGTCATTCGTTTGTAAAGAAACGTAACAATATTATATAGCAAATCTAAAGTCTTGTCAAATAGGTATTTGTACGGAGAACAGAACAAAAAAAAGGAGGACTAATGTCCTCCATAAGATAAGCTTATCTGTGTCTGTCGTACTGACAACCATCTAGTTTAGAGTCTATTGGGAAAGACTATCCAAATGTAACTACGTCACCAGTTGCTAGATCTCTAGGTACTGTAACAGTTCCCCACTCATTGTTGGTCAATGTAGGTTGATCTAAATTTATATCAGTAGGCAAAGTTATATTATAATCTGGATCATAAGTTCCATCTGGGAATTGAACATTAACAATTTCATCATGATCATGACTTGGTAATGATTCCTTTAGTTTTTTAATACCCTGATAATATACAAACAATAAGTTTAAATCATTATCAGCTAACGCATCAGTCTTATGTGCTTCGTCAAATGCTTCTCTTGCTGCTGCATATGCAGCATCTAATTTTGTGTTAAGTAATCCACAACTCATTTCTGTTCCTCGTATATGGGTAAATTATAGCAGCAATACACAAGAGTGTCAATCTTGTGTGCCAGTTTTGTAATAGTCCTTACGCATGTACCTACCAAGAATATTACTATTGTAATAAGCAGGTTCACCGTTCATCGATTCGGTAAGTACATTATTTATAAACAGTTGTCTAGTCTCTTCGTAGTTAACCTTACCTAATGTCTTATGTAAACTAATTATTTCTCGTTTGAATACTCCCTTGCCCAACTGTCTAACATCGGCTTTAAGTTCGTCAGAACTTCCATAGTACTTTTTCCAGTCACTCTCACTCGTAACTTTGCGTTTCCCACCTCTAGGCTTTCTACGCTGTGTAAAATACTTTCTTCCGATATATTTTTTCCCTGTGATTGTATTTGTAATACAGTAGACGTAACCGAAGAAGTCGCCAATATCATTAGAAGTGAAAGCTGTACCTTGGTAGTACCAGGGATTTTCATAATCATCTTCACCCACGCTGGTCTTTGTGGTGGTGTCCACCCCATTATTTTCATCAGTCGCACTCTCCGTCTTCATCATTAATTTGGGTATAGGATTTTATTCCATCACCATTATCTATACGATAAGCATCAACGTCAGAATAAACTTCCGACTTTAAGTTTGAGAGTGCAATCTCTATGTCATTGATTAGTGTCTTTAAATTTCTTTTTTGCATAAATTATTCCCAGTATTCGTCTAGTCTTTCCAAAACATTTGTCAAGATCCTTTGTGCTGCTCCTCGTTGTCTGGCATCCCATTCAGGATACCAGTGCTTTTCATAAAGACCTGTCTTCATCTTCATAACATAAGCAGTCATATCAACCTTGCTTAAACGTCCGTTCATTTTAATTTCTTCTGAAGTGAACTCCAGTCCGAATTAAATTTTTCCATACCAGAATCTGTTAAACAGTGGTCATACATTTTATTAAATATATCCCAAGGAAGAGTGCAGATATCAGCCCCCACTCGAAAACACTTTGAGACTTGAAGAGGTTCTCGAATTGAAGCAGCAAGTACTTCAGTTTTAGAACCGTGCGTTGAATATACATCAGCAATTTCCTCCACTAATTGAATACCATCCCAATACTGATCGTTCAAACGACCTATGAATGGCGAAACGTATGTTGCACCTACTTTAGAAGCAAGTATTGCTTGGTTAGCAGAAAATACTAACGTTACATTAACAGGAACATCATCCTCTGATAGATCCTTACATACCTTAAGACCCATACGAGTGCATGGTACTTTGATTGTTATGTTATTACCTATCTCAAGATATGTTTCTGCCATGTCAAGCATCTCTTCAACAGAATCACCTACAACTTCAGCAGATATAGATGAATGAAATGGAAATATATCAGAGATTTCTTTTAGTACTTCTAATGGATCATGACCATTCCTCAACATCAATGAAGGGTTTGTTGTAACACCATCAATTAATCCTGATGAAAATGATTGCTTTATAAGATCTACATCAGAGCAGTCCAGAAAGATTTTCATTGTATAATATTATTTGATTTCATTTATTTAGTATACACAAAAAAACAGAGGGTGTCAAGAACCCTCTGTGTAACAAGTATGTCTTGGTATGAAGACTGTTTGAATTAAACTGTTGCTTCTACCTTTTTGCTATGCTTGATCCCTCTGTACGTCAACACATTACTGTGCTGCTCAGATGCTTTCCTTGTGTCGGTGTCATATTTAACACCACGATATGTGACTTGTGCCATTTTGATACTCCTAAAGTAGTTGGATTTTTAGCCCCGTTCCTTTAGTCATTTTCGTCCCAACAATTCCTTGTCTCTTCTTTAATGACTTGAATCATTTCAAGTCGAACATCCTCCTCCACGTTATATTCTTTCATCTTATCGATGAGAATAGTAGCATCAGAGCAAGTGAAAGAAGTGGCAATCAAAAATGGAATCATTAAGATGAACGCTCCGTTCCGTGACTTACTTGCGACCCATATGGGTTGAACGTATGCATCATTGCTGACGCAATACTATTTATAGCACAAAATGTCTTGAAATGCAAGCCCAATGTTAAGAATCTTCATGTTCGTACTTCTGCTTCCAACGTTTCTTTTCTGCCTCCCATTGCAATTCTGCTGATGGATTTCCATACTGTCCTGTGCTATCCAGAAAGGCATCCCACTGTTCTTCTGCTGATCTTTTTATAGAGTCTTTCAATTCTTCAATGTCCCATTGTATTTCATCAGAGTTTGAACCCTGAGAAGGTATCTTTTTTGACATCTTGTTTGATTCCTCCAACGACATAGCTTTCAATCTCCGTTTCTTGTGGTGCGTTTTGTTGACCTTTAGAATTAAGCCAATGCTCTGTCCAAGGCAAAGGATTATTTCTAAGTGGTTGATCGTATATAGTATCTAAACCAACTGCTTTCATACGTCTGTTAGCAATCCACTCCACATAATTATGAAGCAATCTTTCATTCAAACCAATGATTGAACCATCTTTAAAAAGATAATTAGCCCATGCCTTCTCTTCATCTACACACTTCCTGAACATTTCTACTGTATATTCTTTCTCTTCTTCAGCAATCAATTTCATTTCTGGATCATCTTTACCTTCAATCCAATTCTTTAATATCTGTTGTGTTAATACTAGGTGTTGTGATTCGTCTCTCGCAATGAGCGATAAGATCTTTGCACTTCCCTCCATGAGTTTATTTTCACCGAAGGCAAAAGAGCAAGCAAAGCTAACGTAAAAACGTATACCTTCGAGTATATTGACATTTGAGACAGCTCTGTAGAGACTTCGCTTGAGATCTTTTCTTGTCCATTCTGCATTGATATGATCCTTCCATTCAGGTTTCCAATTGTTACTCTGTCCATACTCCTGTGCATAATTTAAAAATTCATCATAGGATTTTGTAACAGACTCTGCTCTTGAAAGTATATTATCATCCTCTAGAATAGTATCAAATACTTCTGTAGGATCAGAGTATACATTCTTAATAATATATGTGTATGATCTGGAGTGTATCATCTCCATGAACTGCCACACAGTCATACAAGCTTCAAGTTCAGGTAGTGAACAGTATGGAATGAAAGCCATACCAGGAGCACGACCTTGTACGGAGTCCAGCATGATCTGGTACTTAAGGTTGCTGGTAAAAATATGTTTTTGTAATCCATTTAATTGAGCATAATCTGCACGATCTTTCTGGAGTGATACCTCTTCAGGTCTCCAGAAATATCCTAGTTGTTGCTGTGTTAGTCGATCAAATGTTGGGAATCTATATTGGTCATATCTTTGAACACTTAATGGTGATCCAAAAAACATGTATTGTTTTGTAGTATCAACAGCATTACGATTGAATACTGTCATACCTTTAACTTCTTTAGACTGCACAGCTGTCACAGACCTCCTCCTCCGATGATAATATTGTTTCTATAAGGTTGTCAACATCAGGTAAATCATCCTTCCAACCAATAGGATGTGCTGGTTCATCTATATCTTTCTTTGCATCATATGTATTCTGATAATAAGATGTCTTCCATCCATACTTATATGTTGTTAGAAGATCATTTGCCATTACAGATACAGGTACTTCATTATCAGGATAGTTCTCTGGATTATACGACCAGTTACCACTGATTGCTTGGTCAAAGAACTTCTGCATTACTGCAGTAACTTTAATGTATCCTTCGTTGTTTGGCATATCCCACAGTAAAGTATAATTATTCTTCAGTGTGGAATAGGATGGAACAACCTGCTTAAGAGGCCCCTTCTTCGATTTCTTAATGGACAGGTAGTCTCTAGGAGGTTCGATTCCGTTTGTTGCATTTGACACAACGGAACTGCTCTCCGATGGCATTTGTGCAGACAGTGTTGAGTGCCGTAAGCCATATTGAGATATTCGTTTACGTAAAAACTCCCAATCACATGATAGGTCATTTGGTACTATCTCATCTACGTCCTTCTTATATGTATCGATAGGTAGGATTCC